ATAGCGAACGTCACAGCTAATGCTATCACTGTTGAGGTTTACATTAACGATGGCACTAATGACATCCATTTGATTAAGGATGCGCCTATTGCTGCTGGTGGTGCGCTGCAAGTTCTTGATGGCGGTGCAAAGGTCGTAGTGCAATCAGGCGACAGATTATATGTGAAGTCAGACACAGCATCATCCGCAGATGTATGGGTGTCTGCTGTGGACGCAATTAGTACATAGGTGAGTTATGGGCTACATAGGCAACCAAACATCTAACAGTTACTCCTCTATGGATAAGCAAACCATCACTGGCAACGGTGGTGCAAGCTACACACTGACACACGCTGTAGCTAACGCCCAAGAGATTGAGGTGTTTGTAAATAATGTGCGTCAAGAGCCAGGAGTTGCCTACACAGTGTCAGGCACTGCATTGACCATGACAGGCAACGTGGCAAGTACTGATGACTTCTATGTGATCTATCAGGGTAAGGCATTGCAAACGACTGTGCCGCCTGATGACAGTGTGACTACGGCTCGTATCAATGATGGAGCCGTGACTGCGGCAAAATTAGATACTGGTGCAGCGGCTTCTAATCTTGGCACATCAATAAACCTAGCTACAATCAAAGACAGTGCTGGTTCAAATACTGCTATGACTATTGACAGCAGTGGACGCATACTTACACCAGTAAGACCAGCGTTTAGTGTTTCTTTGAATGCCTCTGGTTCAAGTGGAGTACAGAATGTTGTGCAGTTTGATTTAGTAAATACTAATGTCGGCTCGCATTACGATACGTCTAATCATAGGTTTGTTGCACCTATTGCTGGTTTGTATCATTTTTCTTTTACTTCTCTAGGATGTGGAAATACCAGTGGAGGTCTATTAGCTACCAATACACCAGTTTCCGCACAGATTCAACGGTCAACAGATAACGGGTCTAGCTATTCGGCTTTTGCATCTTCGTATGGTTATTTTCCCTCAACTACTAGCTACCCTAATATCAACTGTTCAGGAACTATAGAATTAACTGCTGGCGATTATGTGCAACTAAATATAGTTGCTGGGTTTGCTTATTCTGATTCGTCTGGAAATTATGACCCTCGCTTTAGCGGCTTTTTGGTAGGATAGGAGCAAGCAATGGCATTATCAAAAATTACAAATGGTGGTGTTGCGGCAAGCGGTATTCCATCTGGTGGTGTTGTTCAAGTGCAACGGACGCAGTTTACTGGAACTAGCTTAGTTTCTTTAGCCGCTGCCACCGACACACCTATTACAGATTTAACAGTTAATATTACACCTGTTTCTACATCTAGCATTATTAGAATTGAAGCAATGGTAAGCGGTGAATGGACAAATCAAGCGGCAGGAGGTACTAACGGTGTTTGGTTTTTTTATAGAGACTCTACAAAGTTAGCCGCACCATCTGCTGGAAGTAGAAACACTGGTGTTATGATAGGTACTTCAATCGGTTATGACCTAGCGGATGCAACATCTACCCCAGAACAGGCTCATTATTCTTATTTTGACACACCAAACACTACGTCACAAATAACATATAAAGTAGGTGTGGCAGAAGTTTCTGGTTCTGATTGGCACTTAAACCGAACAGTAAATGACACAGATTCGGCTGGTCATGAACGTGGCACTTCATTTATTTGTGTAACAGAAATAGCAGGATAATTAAATGCCTTATATTGGAACACAGCCCCTGACAGGTCAGTTTAAAAAGCTAGACGCAATCTCTGTAGTCAATGGTCAGGCAGCATACACGCTGAACTACAACAGTGCGGCTTACAAGCCAGCTACTGCCAATGCTTTGCTGGTCAGCGTCAACGGTGTGATACAAGCTGCTGGTGATGCGTACACGATTAGCGGATCAACAATCACATTCACAGAGAACTTGGTCACTGGCGATGTTATAGACTTCATCATTGCTCTGGGCGACACAGGTTCTGCTGTTACTCCTGTTGATGGCAGCGTGACAACTGCGAAGCTGGGTGATGATAGTGTGACAAAAGCCAAGATAGGCACAACAGAGTTAGACTTAGCCACAATCAAAGACAGCACTGGCACTAACACTGCTATGACTATTGATAGCACTGGGCGTGTATTTACACCTGCTAGGCCACAGTTTTACGCTTATGACGGAAGTGCTGCTTGGCAATCATTAGCCAGTTTTCATCAAGTTGTGTTTCCTAATACTCTTTACAATGTTGGCAATCATTACTCTACTTCCACTGGATATTTTACTGCTCCTGTAGATGGCTTGTATAGTTTTAGTGGCAAGCTTTATCTAAACAACACCAATAATTCTTCATACTATATTGCAATAAACGGTTCGGGAGAAAATTACCGATACCATATCGCCACAGAAAACACAGCAGGGGATATGACGATATCTTTTGCTGAAAACATTGAATTAACAAGTGGTCAATATGTATCTGTACTTGGGTACACAGGGGAATATTACAAAGCACATTCCACCTTTCAAGGCTTTTTGGTAGGATAGGAGACTGACATGGCACTGACACGATTAAACAATCAGGCTCTTCCTGCTGGCTCTGTGTTACAGGTTGTTCAATTCTTTGACCAAGGATCTGATGGCGCAACTAAATCGTCTTTAGCATCGATAACAGATTCAACTTTTGTTGATATAATGAGCAAAACTATAACTACCAAACAAACGAACAGTAAAATTTTAGTCAACATGAAAACTAATGGGTATAATGGCGGAAGCATTATGCGTGGTCTTATAAAAGTTTTTAGAGACTCTACTAAAATTGACAGTGACCAGTATGGATTTTATGGCCCTGCCGCATTAATGAATGACAGAGTTTTTGATATTTTGGACTCACCAAATGTTTCTTCAGGAACAACTCTTACATATAAAATGCAGTGCAATAATTATGGAAGCGGCACTTTAGATGTGGGTTATGGTGATGGTAGTGGAGGTGCATCATCTTCCATTACGCTTACGGAAATATCAGTATGAACCAAAACGATATCCCATTAGTAGCTGGTGGTCTGTCTGCTCCGTGGTGGGTAGGCGCATTGAATGAATGGCTTGGGTTGGTTGCTGTGGTTTTGACTATAGCTATGCTGGCAAGAAATCTATGGAAAGGTAAGAAGTAATGTTGCAAGCATTAATAGCACCGATAGCTAACATTGCTGGTTCATGGGTTGAAAGCAAGGTTGAAACACAGAAAGCTAAAGCTGCTGTTGCCAAGCGTGTTGCGGCTGGCGAACAGGAATGGAATCTTGAACAAGCAAAGAACTCATCATCAAGTTGGAAAGACGAGTGGCTAACAATTCTTGTAAGCATTCCATTGATACTAGCCTTCACTGGTAATGAAGACATTGTTGAGCGTGGCTTTGCTGCACTTGACACGATGCCAGATTTTTATAAGACTGCGGTTGGCGTGGTATTTGCTGCGTCATTTGGGGTACAGCAGTTGACCAAGATGTTTAAGAAATGAACATAACAAAATTTACAGAACTTGTCGCCCAACATGAAGGGCTGCGTCTGGAAATGTATCACGACACAGTAGGCATACCGACTATTGGTTATGGTCATAACATGATGATGCCGATATCAGCGGAAGCTGCAAAAGTTATACTAGACGATGATATAAAGATTGTGTTTACAGAACTTGATGAGCGTATGGATTGGTGGCGTGATTTGCCAGAGCCAGCGCAAATGGTTATTGCATCAATGGTATTTAATATGGGCTGGCCTCGGTTTTCTCAGTTCAAAAAATTTATAGCTGCATTAGAAGACCGCATGTGGGATAAAGCCGCGCATGAAATGGAAGACTCGCTTTGGTTTAATCAAGTAGGACATCGTGGCAAACATTTACGTGACATGATGTTAGAATGTAATGGGCAAACATAACATTGAAGAAGCATACAGAGAATTTGGCACAATAGAAAAAGCAGCAGATGCTTTAGGAATGTCAAAGAGTAAGTTCTATCGAGAGCTACAGAAGTCAAAACAAGAATCATATATCTTACCAGAAATACCAGAAGATGATTTGCCTGTTGAGGACATAGTTAATCATCTTCATCTACGTTTTCAAAAGCGCAAGGCGCATAAAGACGCGACAAGATGGTATAATGTTGACATGCAGTCAGACGATCCTATTGGATTGTTATGGCTGGGCGACCCACACATCGATGATAATTACTGCGATTGGGATTCATTACGCCATCATTTGTCCATAATAGCTTCACACACGCACATCTATGGCTGTTCAGTAGGTGACTACCAGAATAACTGGGTTGGGCGTCTGGGGCGATTGTACG